GTCTTTGGGGTTAGTGTTTGGAGAGCCGTTTAATATTCCCATCCTGCCAGTTATTGTTATGGCTATTGTTGTTAGTATCGAATTAGAATCCTGCGTAGTCAACTACTTTGAGTACAAAGGGAAAAAGATAAAATTTAACTGGCGCAAACTATTTGGAAAGAAGGCCGAAGAAATACTTGACGGGATTATCGAGGAAGAACAGGATAGTAAAACGTCAGAAAAAAATCCCGATAAATGAACACTATCGAAGAAATAAAAAAATACTTTAAAGTTAACGAGCTGGTTTGCTCTCACACATATTCCCGATTTGGTGATTATTCACTATTGTTTTTTCGTGCCGACTATCTTGAAACTATATTATTTCTACGTAGGCATTTTGGGGTTAAAATGTATTGTAACTATAATGGAATGTTTCAGCGTGGTGCAAGATGCAATATGTGCGAACTTGTAAAATCAAAAGACTATGCCTATCCATCTGGCCACGTTTTGTTTTGCGCCGGAGACTGGACGTTTGAAGGATATGAGGCAGAACAAATGCGAAAGGAGATTAAGAAAATAGCGCATTTATTGCCTCACCCGATAAGACTTGAAAAAGATGTTAATTGGGTGCATATAGACACGCTGGAATATGGAAGAACTGGTAAAATAACAGAGTTTAGCAAGTAAACTACCCACCCACGCTAAAGCGATGGGATGGGCTTTAAACCTGAATAAACGTGAGCGATAGAGCAACACATATCATTCGATTTTTCAACGTGATTTACTGCACGTCCAAGCGTTGCGATGTTAATAGAAGCGTTATAATCCGCATCCAAAACATCAACTTCGCAATTTTGATTTGTACACTTAAAAACCTTATTAGTGCGTTTGCCAATATGCTTACAGCACGAACAAGTTTGACTTGTGTACGCAGGTTCTACGACAACCAACTGAACCCCATTAAGCAAAGACTTGTATTCAAGAAAAGAACGCAATTGACCAAAATTCCAACGTCCGAGTTTTGTTCTAAACTTTTTGTTTCTACGTTTAGAAGTAAAGCGGATATTAGTAAGGTCTTCAATAGCAATTCCTTTACCTTGTTCTTTAGCAGATTGTACAAGGGATTTACTAATAGTGTGATTCAAGATGGTAGCCGTTGTTCTTTCTTTGCCACTAAGCCGTTTCAGAAGTTTTTTGGAACTTCTCGTGCCTTTGCGTTGAATAGAACTACGAACCTTTTGTCTTTTCTCTCTGTATTGGTTAATCCAATCAGCAGAATGTTCAATTCCATCAGAAGTAGATACCAAAGTCGTCAAACCAAAATCCACACCGATAAATTCCTCGATGTCTTCAATATCTTGTTCAGGAATATCAACGGTTTGGAAAAGGTAAAACTTTCCTTTCTTGTAAACCAAATCCGCTTCGCCTTTAATATATGGCAGATAATCAGGATTATGGCAAACAAACTTAATCTTTTGGCGACCACCAATACACCACAGAGAAACGATATTATCAGGCTTATAAGTCATAATACGACTATCATAAGCAATACTACCAAGTGGTCTAAAAGTGCGTTTGGTTTTCTTATCCAACTTATAAGCATCAGCCACTTTAGCAATTTGCCTTATAAGCATTTGAGAAGAAAGGTTAAACGTAGCCTTATACGAATGGTAAACTTTGTGGTGCAACTTGAAATTATTGAAAATCTTCTCCTGCCAAGCTACCTCAGAAATAGCATCGCAAACAGCATTGGCTTCCTTCATCGTTTCGAGAAGCAAGTTAACCTGTTCATCAGTAGGCAAAAGTTTTATTTTCAGTGTCAGCTTCATACCACAAATATACAAAATAATTTCTTATATCAGAAAATAATTTTAAATACGTTTAACTTTAAAGGCGTTAGCGTGTCGCTTACCTCCCACCGAGCCTAAAGGCATCAGTGGGTTTCACGCTCCATTTTATGAATAAACTATTAACATATATATCACTTGTAGTGGTTGGTGTTGTTGTCGGAATTGGCGTAGTATTAATCTTTAATTTTAAAACAGGGTTACTAAGCAGGCAAGGCAAAGTCCAATCCGACACCACCACCACTATTCATTACGACACAATTCGCACAATACCGGAATTTGTAAGTTCAAAACAGGTTGGCGTAAGTGTTTATCCGATTAAGCAGGTTCCGATACTTTTAGCAACCAGCGACACGGTAAAAACACCTTATTTCATTCACGATACCCTGATGATACCGATTGAGCAGAAGTATTATGCCGGAGAAAGCTATAAGGCGTGGGTTTCGGGCTATAAACCAAGTTTGGATAGCATGACAATATTCCAACCAACAACGACCATTACAATTGAAAATACGGCACAAAAAGTGGCAAGAAACGAGCTTTATTTATCCGCCGACATTAAATATATTGCTCCATTTCCTGCTATGACGACTGGAATAACGGCCGGATTTAACAGGGATAGATGGGGAGTAAGTTTAGGGGGTGGTATTATTGCTGTTCCAAATGGCGTGAAGTGGTATGCCCTTGTAGGGCTAAAATATAATTTATTAACTAAAAAATGGTAAGATGGCAGTAGAAAAAAAGCCGTATAATAAAGGTATTAATGAACTACAAAAAGAAAAGGAATTGAATGAGCCGTTAATAAAAAACCATGCCAATAATGGTAAGATAGCTATTGCAAGAGATGTGGTAGCACGCTATATCGAGCTGGGAGAAAAGTACAATCGTGGGTATTCCAAGAAATTTATGGCGCGCGTGTTATTCAGTGAGAATCCCGATAAATTTAAAGATGAAGAACACGCCAGGGTATTTATAAGGATGGCCACAAATGCGTTTGGTGAAAAACATAGAATACAAAAAGATACCGCAAAACTTGATTTAATTAAGAGATTTTCTATTATAGAAAGCCCATACGAAGAGCTTGCTAATCCAGAGCCATATGTGATGCTTCCACAATACAAAAACACACTTATTATAAACGACCTGCATTCGAGATTTTATGATAGAAAGGCCACTATGATGGCAATAGAGTACGGGGTTAATCATTCGTGTGATTCGGTTATAATTAATGGAGACTTCATGGACTGTTATGCCTTTTCAAAATTTGACAAAAGCGCATTAACTTTGGATGCGTTTTATGACGAGAGGGAGTGGGGCATAGAAATGTTGAAGTTACTTCAAGATTGCTTTGGGAAGGTGGTTCTAAAAAAGGGTAACCACGATGTTAGGCGTGAGATGTATTACGAACGTCTTGCGGTTCGCAATAGTGAGATTATTGAACTTTGCAGTTATAATGATTATCTTGCCTTTGATAATTCTAATGTTGATTTTGTTGAAGATTACAGACACATTATTTATGGTAAGGCAAATATACTTCACGGGCATGAGATGGAGGGCGGGAATGGAATACACGTAGCATATAACAGGCTTAATCGTGCTATGGATAATATTATATCAGGGCACTCACATATAGCGCAATCGTCCGTAAGGCCTGATATAAACGGTAACCTTTTTGCATCATGGGTAGTTGGTTGTTTATGTAATCTTCATCCACGCTATAATCCGCAAAATAAGTGGATTCATGGGTTTGCAAGGATACAAAAGGATTCAACAGGAGACTTTGAGATGTTAAATAGATTAATTTATCGGGGTAAAACAATGCCAGCATAATGGAATATCCTTTTATAATGCAAGAGAAAGAAAAGTCCCTTTTCAAAATTATTCTTAAAGGGGCTAAATCATACCTTGAATTTGGTATGGGCGGAAGCACTATTTACGCTACTAATTTTCCGCAAATAAAGACATATTCTATTGATTCAAGCATGGAGTGGATAGCCCAAATGAGAACGCATGAAGAAATAGTAAATGCGGAAGCGGAATCAAGGTTACAACTCATACACGTCGATATAGGGCCAACAAAGGGTTGGGGTTATCCTTTAGACGAATCGCACAAACATCTTTTCCCTATGTATTCATCAAGTTGTTTTGAGGCGATACCAAAAAATAAGATTGACACAGTTCTTATAGATGGAAGATTTAGGGTTGCCTGTGGGCTTAAAACCATTGAACATTGCCACAATAATAACAATCTGCTTATTATGATGCATGACTTCTGGGATAGAAGATACTATCACATACTTCTAAAATATCTTAAAGAGGTGGAAAGCGCATTAACTCTTGGCGTGTTCAGGGTACAGGATGGAATAGATATGAAAGAGTTGG